ACGGTGACCGCAACACAACCCGGGTCCCCGTGGGCCGACTCTTCCCATCTGAACCCGGTTATCTGGCCCGAACTTGGTGTCTCTTCTATGGCGCTCTCGAGGGCAGTGGCAATGACGTTGCCGGCCGTGGCACGCCAACGGCACCTAATCGCCACGGCGGCACGGTTGCCGCTCACGATGTGGGCCGGTGACACCGAGTTGGCGGCACCGGGTTGGGTGACACGCACAGATCAACCGTTGCCACCCTTCCACCGGATGCTATGGACCTACGACGATTTGATTTTCTACGGTTGGTCCCTGTGGTCCACGGTCCGGGACCCCGACACGGACGAACTGTTGTCCACCGAACGTGTTGCGTGGGAACGGTGGGGTGTGGACCCGGCCGGCCGGATCGAAGTGGACGGGTCACCGGTGGACACGCGGTCGGTGATCCTCATCCCGGGACCCCATGAGGGAATCCTCACCTTTGGTGCACCCTCCATAAACATGGCGTTATCCAATTCGCGTGCCGCTTCGCGTGCCGCACGGAACCCGTCGGCGTTCACCGAACTGCACAACACGGGCGAAGAGCAATTGAACGACACGCAGATCACTGATCTGACCGCGGCATGGACCGCGGCACGTAACTCAGAGAACGGTGGTGTGGCGTACACACCCCAAACCATCGAAGTCAGGAACCACGGCACCCACGAAGGGCAACTACTGGTCTCCGGCAGGAACGCCGACGCCGTGGACATGTCCCGGTTGGTGGGTTCCCCGGCGTCCATGGCCGACGCCACGAACGCCGGTGCGTCCCTGACCTACGAAACAACCACCGGCCGAAACGCTGAGTTCATTGACTACGGTCTAGCACTGTACATCGCCGCAGTGGACGCACGGTTGTCCCAAGACGACGTGTGTGCACCGGGCCAACGCATTGCCACCGACGTGGAACCGTTGCGTGCCCTGGACCCGGCGAACGACTCTCTCGGACCTGGCCGAACGGACTAACCCACCATGACAATGTTTCTCACGGGTCTAGCGGTCGGATGGTTGACGGCCGTCGTTATCACCGGTGGTTACATCCTGACCAAACGGAAGGAAACCCCGTGACCCGTAACCTCGCTTTGGTCCTACCCACGGTCGCTGCGTCGGTGCCGGGGTCCCGGACCATTGCCGGTGTGATTGCACCCCACGGACAGTGGGGTGACACGTCGACCGGCCGTGTGTTTGTCCACGCCGGTGCCCTACGGTTCCCCACGGACCTGGCCCGGGTGAAACTGGTGGACGAACACCAAACACCCCCGCGGGCCATTGGTTACCTGGAAGCAACCACACCCACCGACGCCGGCACCCGGGGTGCGTTCCATGTTGCGGAAACCCCGGACGGTGACCGGGCACTGGCCGACGCCGTAACCCGTGCACGGGACGCATTCAGTGTGGAACTACACAACGTCACCTTCGATGCCGCCGGCGGCATAACGGACGCGTTGGTCACGGCCGTTGCGTTCTGTGTCACCCCTGCGTTCCCTGATGCCCGGGCCGATTTGGTTGCGGCGTCCCTGTCTACCGAACCCGACCCGGGTCCGGCCAATCAAAGTACGACCCCTGGAAGGACACCACCCACGATGACACCCGAACAGATCGCACGGTTGGCAGAACTGTTGGCCGAACCCGACCGCACCCCCGAACTTGACACCGAACTGGCAGAACTGTTGGCGTTGGCCGGACCAGACCCGGCCACGGTCGTGGCCGACCCGGCCACCGACACCCCCACCGACGTGCCGGCCGTTGCTGCGTCCCTGCCGGCCGGTGTCCCGGCACCCACCACGGCCGGCAACACGGCACGTCCGATCCGTGAGTTTTTTGCCGCACAGTCCCGGGTCCTGACCGGACGGTCCGTGGCACGTCTCGAGGCAGCACTTTCCCCGGTCACCAACACGGCCAACATTTGGACCGCACCCGACGCGTATGCCGGGGAACTGTGGTCCGGTGTCGTGGGGTCCCGTCGGTATGTGGACATGATGTCTCCCGGGACCCTGACATCGTGGAAGGGCACCGGGTGGCGTTGGGTGGTCCGGCCGGCCGTGGCCGACTATCCCGGTGACAAAACCCCCGTACCATCGAACGCACCGACCACGGAAGCGGCACCCTACACTGCACAACGTCTGGCCGGTGCACACGACCTGGACCGCAAGTTCTGGGACTTCGGGGACACCGAGTTCATCGCTTCCTACTACGCCGGGTTGTCCAACTCGTACGCCGCACTGTCCAACATCAAGGCACGTGCGTTCCTGATCGCGTCGGCCGAAGCGAACCCGTTGGTGGCCGCGGCCGGGTCCACCATGCTCGACCTGGCGTTGGCGGCGAAACTCACCCTCGAGAGTGAAGACGATGTGACCGGGTTGTCCTACGGGTCCCCCGATTGGTATCTGGTCAATGCCACCGACTATGCCGAACTTCTCGACACCTCAGCCCATGACGTGTCGGCGTTCCTAGAACTGTTGGGTGTGACACCGGACAACTTCACCCCGACCACGGCCGTGGACCCCGGGCAAGTGTGTGCCGGGGTGCGTCCGGCGTCCACGTTCTACGAACTACCCGGGTCACCCATCCGGGTGGAAACGGTGGACCTGGCCAACGGTGGCATTGACGGTGGTGTGTTCGGATACTACGCCACACTCCTCAACGCACCCGAAGGTGTCGTTTCCGCCACTGCGGCACCGTAACCGGACATGACACCACCCACTAGTGTGGCCGGACCGTTGGAACTACCGGCCGACGGTCCGGCCACCCTCGAATCCGTTGCGTTGCAATTGGGTTTGGACCCTGCCGCACTCACCCCCACCGAAACGGCACGGTTGGAACCCATTGTGGCCGCGGTCAACGACGAAGTGAGACGGTTCCCCGTGGTTGAACGTGCGAACCTAGACCCGGCATCCGTGTGGCCGGCCGGCATCGTGCTGGGTGCGTCCATGTTGGGTGCACGGTTGTTCGCACGTAAGAACAGTCCGGCCGGGGTCCAGTCCTTTGCCGACGGTGCCGCACTCTACGTCCAACGCAACGACCCCGACATCGCCCAACTACTCAAGTTAGGTCGCTGGACCATTCCGGCGGTCGGATAGCAGCTGGCGTGGACGGGTTGTTCGCACAGGTCGCTGAGATTGTGGCCGCACTGAACACGGCCGGTGTCCGGGACGTATCCCTGGACCCGGCCGAAGTGAACGTCCCGGGGGTGTGGATCAAACCACCGACGGTCCAACCCGACGTGTTGGCCGGGTTCACACTGACCGTGGACTTGGTTCTCATTGTGGAACCCGTCACACCCTCGCGTGCGTTGGTGGCGTTAGAAACGCTGTTCGGTTTGGTCCAAACCGCGGTCGGTGACCCGGCCGGCAACGTGTTCCCCGGGTCGGTTCTCATGCTACACCTACCCGATCACCGTTGCAACACAAACGATAGGAGAGTAAGAGACATGGCAGTGAACAGTTACAAGATGGGGCCGGGTGTGTTCACTCTCGGTGCCGCACCCCTCGACATATCATGTCAAGTGGCAAAGATGATTGTGGAAGCAACCGAAAACATTGACTCCCTGGACGCTGTTCCCATGCTATGTGGGGACGATTTGCCCTCCGAAGAGAACGTGTCGTTGACGTGGAAACTCACCGGGACCATTCAACAGGACCTGGCCGCGGCCGGGGTGGTTGACTATTCGTGGACCAACGCCGGCGACGAAGTCCCGTTTGATTTCGTCCCCAACACGGTGGCCGGCCGTGCCGTGTCCGGTGTGGTCCGGTTGGCACCCATCGCCGTGGGTGGCGATGTGAAAACCCGGCCGGCATCTGACATCGAATGGTCCATTATCGGAACCCCCGTGTTAGGTGCCGCGGCATGAGCCGGGGGAAGTCTGCCGGTGCAGAACATCCGGCCGGCGATGATGACATGGGAACCCTGGACCCCGACGAGGCCCCCACCCTTGAGGACGTGTTGACGAACCTGGACGAAGCGGACACCGAACTGGACGAAGCACGCGAACAGGTCCGGCAACTGGTCGACGATTCCACACCCGACCCCACCCCCGGCCGGTGGATCATACGTGACGACACGCTAGGACAATTCGTGGGTGGTGTGGTCACCAAGAAACCCACCAAAGCGGAACTAACCGCGTTGGGGAAACGGTTCCCCGGCCACGTGTTCCGGGTGGTGTCGTTGTGATCGGTGTGGACACCGACGTGGACACTTTCGCCGCGGCCATGGCCGACGCCGGCACCGACCTGGCCGGTGCCGTGGCCACGGCCGACGGTACGGTTTCCGAACTGGTGGGCCGTGCATCCCTCTCAACGGTCCCCACTGACACCGGTGCCCTGTACAGGTCTGGTGTGTTCGGTGGTGGCCACATCATCTATACGGCCGACCATGCGGTCCCGGTGTTGGGTGGCACGGCCACCATGCCGGCACGGCCGTGGGTTTTCGATGCGTGGGAGAACCAACAACCGGCCGTTCTCGAGACCTACGACGATGCCGTAACCGGTGTGTTAGCGGGGGTGGACTAACCCATGGATTTGGAACTACCCATCTTCGAAGTGTTCATCGCACCACCCGGCACCGACGCCGAAACAGCCATTGACACCGGGTCCTACGAACTGCACCGGGTCACCGTCCTACATGCCGACCAACTACGTGCCGAGATCACCGGTGCACGGTTGACCGGTGTCCAACGGGTCACCGACGCACCCATGACCTACACAACCCTGTGGTGTTGGTTGGCGATGGGCCGAAACGATAAGGACCTGGCCGGACCGTCGTTCGAAGACTTCCGGTCCCGGGTGGTTCAGGTCCGCAAAGCGGAAGAGAACGTGACAGTGGACCCTACCCATCCGGGGGTCCCCATGCCCTCGGACTTGCCCTAGCACGCATTTATGGTGGTGGACCAATGTTCTGGTTCGGTGCCGACCCTCGACTAATCGCAACTGCACTGCACCAACTGGACACCGACTAACCAAAGGGAAGGGGTGGGAACGTGGCAACACTGACCGTGGACATCACCGGAGACCCCTCCGGTGCAGTGAACGCGTTCAACGACGTCGGACAAGCCGCGCAGAATGCCGGCACCGACATTGCCGGGGCCGGCACCGACGCCGCAACGGCCGCAACCAAGTTTGACCGGACCGCGGGTGCCGCCGGTGCCATGGATGACAAGTTCTCCAAAGCCACCGGCGCGATGGGTGCCCTTGCGGCCGGGTTCGAATTTCTTGGTGCCGATAAGGCAGCGGCCGGTCTCGAGGCCGCGGCCATGGCCACCGACGGTCTCTCCGGTGCGGGGCAAGCGTTGACGTTGGTAATGGAACTGGAAACGGTGACAAAGGTCCGCAACAAAGTGGCCACCATTGCGAAAGCGGCCGCGGACAAAGCGGCCACCGTTGCCGCAAAAGCCATGCGGGTGGCAACCCTACTGCTGAACACGGCGTTAGCGGCGAACCCGATCGGTGCCGTGGTGGCACTGGTGGTGCTACTGGTGGCCGGCCTCGTATTGGCCTATCAGAAGTCGGACCGGTTCCGGGCCATTGTGGACAAGATGAGTGAGATAGCGGTCAAAGCGTTCCGGGCCATTGGGGACGCCGTCGGACCCATGAAAGATCTGGTGGTGCGTGGGTTCGAAGCCATTATCAAACCTATTCAGAACGTCATAGACAAGATTGGTGAACTAATCGATTGGATCAAAAACATTGACTTCCCCGACATTCCGGACCTGAACCCGTTCTCGAGGTCGGGGCCGGGTGCAACCTCCACGACGGGTGCCAGCGTGAACCCACGGTCCACCGGTGGTGGTGGGTGGGTGCAGAACATCACCATTACGGGTGCAGCCGACCCCGTGGCCGTCGGCCGGCAAGTCCGGAACCTGACCTATAGGTTCGACCGGTTGTTAGGGGTCCAACCAACGTGAGTGTTTTTGTTCGGGTGGAACTGTGGAACGCCGGTGAAACCGGTGGGTTCGCACAGGCCGAATATTTCATTGAACTAGGGGTGACACCCCCGGGACCTGGCCTAGCAGACCCGTTGACCATTTCCAACACCATGTCCCCTAGCGATTTCTGGCCGGCACAACCCGACCCGGCCACGTGTCAATTCGCGTTGGTCCTGCCAGAATTGCCGGCCACCCTTCCCTGTCAAGTAGGGGACCAAGTGGCCGTAGAGATACGGGACGCACCCGGTGTGTTCCCACCGGTCCCGGTTGAGGGATTCTATGGCCGGGTGGGTGCGGTCACGATCACACCCGAACAACTAGACACCGAAACGAGGGGTGTCCGGGTCCAATACACGTGCGTGGATTACACTGCCGAGCTGGCCGAAGAGGTTCCCTC